TAGATGTGTGTGCCGAGAAGGTAAAACTTCTCTTGTCGAAACGAGGGGGTAGAGTGATCTGCCCTCTCAATACGGAGGTTTTATGTCATCAAACGGAGTAGCTAAGACTCATCAATCTTGCCCTATATGTACACATAATGATTGCGTGACTGTCTTTTCAAATGGAACTGCGTGGTGTCATAGTCATTGTATAGAAGGTAAAGATAAACCTTTTAAATACAACCAGGAAACAATAGAAACTAAAGCCACACAGAAGATTATTAGTGCTGATAATTCTAGATACTCCTTTGGAGCTTTAACAGATCGTAAAATAGCAGAAGATACTGCTCGTAAGTACGGAGTTAAAGTGACTTACAATTATGAAGGTAAGATTGCAGAACATATGTATCCTTTTTATTCAGAGAATACTTTAACAGCTACTAAGATAAGAACAGTATCTACTAAAGATTTCAGATGGACAGGATCAGCAACCGAAGCAGGATTGTTTGGGGAGCATCTCTTTAAATCAGGAGGTAAATACTTACTGATAACTGAAGGCGAATGTGATGCTATGGCTTCTTATGAATTGATGGGAAGCAAGTGGCCTGTTGTTTCTATTAAAGGTGGAGCAGGTAGTGCAGTTAAAGATATAAAGAATAGTTTAGAATTTGTTGAAGGTTTTGAGTTCGTTGTTATTTGTTTTGATAAAGACAAAGCAGGTAGAGAAGCTTCTAAGGAGGTGGCTAGGATATTAAAACCAGGAAAGGCTAAGATAATGACTTTACCTAATGGCTTTAAAGACCCTAACGATATGCTTGAAGCTAATGAACATCAAAAATTCTTACAATCCTTTTGGGATTCTAAAGTATATACTCCAAGCGGTGTTAGAAATATCTCTGAGCTAAGAGAAAAGTTTCACAACAGAGAGCAGAAAGAAAGTATTCCTTATCCTTGGCAAGGACTTAACAAGAAACTACTAGGAATGCGACAGTCAGAGATGGTTGTTTTAACAGGCGGTACAGGTCTAGGTAAGTCTTCAGTTACTCGTGAGATTGAGCATCATTTAATAATGAATACTAATGATAATGTAGGAGTTATAGCTCTAGAAGAAGATTGGCGAAGAACTGTTGATGGTATACTTTCTATTGAAGCTAATGCTAGAATATATATAGATCAAGAACGAGAGAAGTTTTCTAAAGAGGAACTTGATAAACTGTTTGAAATTTTATACGCTGGAAAAAATAAAGATAGAGTATGGATACATGCTCACTTTGGTACAAACAGTATTGAAGAAATATTTTCTAAACTTCGCTTTATGATTATAGGTTGTGGTTGTAGGTGGGTAGTAATAGATCATTTACACATGTTAGTATCGGCTGTGCATGAAAGAGATGAACGCAGAGCCATAGATAATATTATGACTAGACTTAGAAGTATAGTTGAAGAAACAGGTGTAGGATTAATTCTTGTGTCTCATTTGAGAAGGGTTGACGGAAACAAAGGACATGAGAATGGAATCGAAGTCAGCCTTTCTCACCTCAGAGGTAGCCACTCAATAGGACAACTTTCTGACGTTTGTTGCTCCCTCGAAAGAAATCAACAGTCTGATGATCCTGATGAAGCTAACACCACAACAGTAAGAGTACTAAAATCTCGATACACAGGAGATGTAGGAATAGCTTGTAGATTGTTATATGATAGAGAAACAGGTAGACTAAGTGAAAAACCTTTAGAAGAATATGAATTTAGCGAAGACAAAAATGAACTTGGTCTTTGACATAGAGACTGACGATCTTAAAGCTACGAAGATACATTGTATCGTAGCACAAGACATGGATACTAAAGAGATTTATAAGTTTCCTCCTAATAAATTGGACAAGGGTTATGCACTACTAGAATCAGCCGACAAGTTAGTTGGTCATAATATAATTGGTTTTGATATACCAATGGTAGAAAAGTTTAGTAACGTCAAGTTATCTAATAAAACAATAGTAGATACTCTTGTCCTCTCTAGATTGTTTAATCCTGTTAGAGAAGGAGGCCACAGTTTAGAGTCGTGGGGTTATCGTTTGAGTCTACCTAAGATAGAATTTGAAGACTACCTAGAGTACAGTACGGAGATGTTAAACTATTGTATTAGAGATGTACAATTAAATGCTCTTGTGTTTGATAAACTTAAGAAAGAAAGTAAAGGTTTCTCTCAAGATAGTGTTGCTTTGGAACAACAGACTGCTAGAATTTTAAAGGAGCAAGAGTCTCATGGCTTTCTGTTTGATGATAGAAAAGCTGAGATACTATTAGCTGATCTAAGAGAACGGATGGGTAACATAGAGAAGGAAGTACATGAGGTGTTTAAACCTAAGTTAGTAGATATTAAAGAAGTTATACCTAAACTTAAACAAGATGGTACTTTATCTAAACAAGGTTTAACTGATGAAGAGTATGACGAAAGATTATATACTGATGACATAACACCTTTTACTAGACGTAAGATTCAAGACTTTAACTTAGGTTCACGCAAACAGATAGGGGAATACTTAATAGAGTTTGGATGGAAGCCAAAAAGATTTACACCTACAGGACAACCTATGGTAGATGAAAAGACTTTAGCAAATATAAAAAAGATTCCTGAAGCTAGGTTGATTGCTAAGTATTTATTACTACAGAAAAGAATAGCACAGATAGATTCCTGGTTTGTAGCTCAACAGGAAGACAATAGAGTACATGGCTTTGTTATACCTAATGGTACGATAACAGGAAGAATGGCCCACAGATCGCCTAACATGGCTCAAGTACCTAGTGTTAAGAGTCCTTTTGGTGAAGAGTGTCGCTCTTGTTGGATTGTACCTGAAGGTTATAAATTAGTTGGAATAGACGCAAGTGGACTAGAACTTAGAATACTTGCACATTATATGAATGACGAGGAGTTTACAAATGAAATCATTAACGGAGATATACACGCCTTTAATCAAAAACTTGCAGGACTTGAATCAAGAGATCAGGCAAAGACATTCATCTATGCCCTCATATACGGAGCAGGAGATAGAAAACTTGGCAGTGTGGTTGGAGGAAGTGCGAAAGAAGGCACAAGACTTAGACAACATTTCTTCGATAGTAAACCATCATTTAAGTCTCTTGGAGATAAGGTTAGAAGAGCAGCAACAAAAAAATATTTAAAAGGTCTTGATGGTCGTAAGATATTTGTGCGTCATCCTCATGCAGCATTGAATACTTTACTGCAAGGAGGAGGAGCTATCGTTATGAAACGAGCTTTAGCTATGTTAGATTCTTTAATAAGATTACAAACCTTAGACGCAAAGTTTGTAGCTAACATTCACGATGAATGGCAGATGGAAGTTAGGGAAGACTTAGTAGATTTCGTAGGTAATCTTGCCGTTGATTGTATACAGACGGCAGGTAATTATTATAATCTTCTCTGTCCTTTAGATGGAGAATACAAAGTAGGAGATAATTGGAGTGAAACACATTAATAAAAATTGCAATCATTGTGGTATTGAATTAGTACTTAACACTAATTATAGTGATTACAGATATACCCAAAGAGATTATAGTTGTAAAACATGTTATTTAAAAATCACTAAAGAATACAACAAAATAAATAACAAAATACAAATGTATGTGAATGGTAAATATGTATCGAGAAAACATCCTTTACACAAAGCAGGAAACTATAAAACATTTGAAGGTGCAGCCTTTGCTTCTTTAGAAGGTTATGCTAACACAACAGAAGGATATGTTTACATTATTAATAATCCCTGTTGGGATGGTTGGGTAAAGGTTGGCATGGCAATAGATGCTGAAGATAGGTGTAAACAATATCAAACAAGTAGTCCTTTTAGAGATTATAAGTTGTGTTATCTTAAACATTTTGAAGATAGAAAAATTGCAGAACAGTCAGCACATAAAGAACTTAAAAAAATTACAGATACCTATAATGGAGAATGGTTTCAAACATCTGTAAAGGAAGCTAAGAAAACTATAGAGGCACTATGAAAAAGAAAAAGTTAGATACTTTAGTAGATGACATCTACAGTAAGCTCTCTGTACTAGGAGAAGGCAAACAATTAGATGTATCTGAGAAAGATTTAGATGAGCTTGGCGAGTCTATTAAGACTGCATTAAAGAATTGGGCCCACCCTGAACCAAGGAACAGTACTGAAACTTTAAGAATGTCAAATATAGGTAGGCCTACAAGACAGCTATGGTATGATTTAAACTCTGAGGAAAGTAACATACCTATCTCTCCTCCCACCTTTATCAAGTTTCTATATGGTCACATCTTAGAAGAGGTTGTCTTGTTCCTGGTTAGGTTGGCAGGGCATAAGGTAGATGATGAACAAAGGAATGTATCTGTTAGCGGTGTTAAGGGCCATATGGATTGTACCATTGACGGAGAAGTGGTTGATGTTAAGACTGCATCAGGCTATGCTTTTAAAAAGTTCCGAGATGGCACACTAGCAGAGCAAGATACCTTTGGTTATATGTCTCAGTTAGCTAGTTATGAAGAAGCTATGGGTACAAATAGTGGTGGGTTTCTTGCCCTTAATAAAGAAACAGGAGAACTTGCATTATTTATACCTGAAGAACTTGATAAGCCTAATATAAAGACTAAAATAAGTAGAGTGAAGAAGGCTTTAAAATCTTCAGAGCCTCCACAGAAATGCTACGATCCTGTACCTGATGGTGTGTCAGGTAACATGAAGCTCCCTCGTGAATGTTTTTATTGCAGACATAAGTATGAATGTCATCAAGATACTAATAGTGGTAAGGGTTTGCGTGTTTTTGATTATGCTAAAGGTCTAGCATATTTTACAACTGTTGTAAAAGAACCTAAAGTAAAGGAGATTACTAATGAATGGAAGAAAAGCCAAGAAAATAAGAAGACACGCAAATAAATTGGTGCTTGAATGGTTAAAGACTATGTTGACAGATGAAGAAGCTAAA